TGATCGGGCAGCGCGACGCGCTGGGGAAAGTCAACGTGCTGGACAATGCGTTCGTGCCGGATGGCGAGACCATGGGGTATGAGCGGTTCCTTGAGACCCTGCTGATACCCAAACTGCGGCTGCTGGGGGTTCCCAACAAGGATGTGCTGTTCATGGTGGACCCGGCGTGCTTCACGCGCTCGGAGGCCACGGAGGTGACCATCGCCATGGTGATCCAGCGCCACGGGTTCGCGGTGCAGCGGGCGGGGTCGAACTCGCCGGAGGTGCGCATACGGGCCTGCGAGGAGCTGCTGGTCAAACAGATCGACGGCGGACCCCTGCTGCGGGTGTCGCCCACGGCGGCGCACTTGGTGTCGGCACTGGACTGGGGGTATCGCTACCGCAAGGCGACGGCGGCGGGGGGCGACCCGACCATCGACAAGAACCACTTCAGTCATTGTTTTGTCGCCGGGACACGGGTGAATACACCCACTGGGTACGTTCCGATAGAGGAATTGGTCGTAGGGGATATGGTGTCCACCCCGCACGGTGCGCAGATGGTCACGGCAACCATGAGCCGAGGTGTCAATGAGTTAGTTGAACTTGAGTTCGACACCGGAACCACCATAGTTTGCACCCCGGACCACCTATTTTTTACTGAACGCGGGTTAACACGTGCAGATACTTTAGAGTATACTGACTCCATTGTATGTAAAGGAGTTAACCTATGCCCCACGCCAAACACCCCATCCAGTATTTCAACGGCGTTACGTTCTATCTCAAGCAGCCTGGATACTTCAAAGCTTGCTTCAAAAAGTTTGGGCGCACGGTTTACATGCACCGGTTTGTCTGGGAGCATTACAACGGACCTATTCCAGAAGGTCTGCATGTCCATCACATCGACCATGACCGCGCTAACAACGCCATTGAAAACCTTACGCTCATTACCGCAGCGGAGCACACCGCCATGCACGGGCGAGAACGGTGGCAGGACCCCGGCTACCGGGTCGAGGCGCTTGAACACCTCACCAGCATCAACGCTAGCGCAAAAGCCTGGCACAGTAGCCCTGCTGGCACCGAGTGGCACAGCCGTAACGCTATTGCTGCCTGGGAGCGCAGGGTGCCTGACAGATTGGTTTGCGCCCACTGCGGGGACGGGTATCTTGGGTTCAAAAACATGGCGCGTGCTGGGTACTGCTCACAGTCGTGCACTGGCATGGCTCGAAAGAAAACTGGGGTTGACGACGAAACACGGGTCTGTGTTGTGTGCAGCACAGAGTTCCGCACCAACAAATACGGAAAAACAAAAACCTGTAGCCAAGCTTGTTCGACGCAGTCAACGCTCCTTAACCGGAGAGCCCGAGCGGCTGGTGTACGACCTGACCGTTGAGCACGAACACTGCTTCTACGTCGAGGACTTGCTGGTGTCGAACTGCGGGGATGCGTTCAACTATTTCTGCATGTATTTCGCGTCGGGCAAGTCAGCGGACAACTGGCAGTCCAAGAAGCGGGAAATCCAAAACAAGGCGTATTGCTATGCCTGAACGGTGTAAAGGTGTAAACTCGCGGTTACCGCGAGATTCAGCGCGGTGTTCAACTGCGCGTGAAGGACACTAACATGGTAACGCAAGGACTTTCAATGTCGAAGCCGCAAATGGTCACCGTGGGTGGCCTGGTGAGCGCACGCCCGCTGTCTGCCTTGTTGCAGGAAGAAACGGCACAGGCGCAGGCCCAGGATGCGGCGCAACGAGCGGCGCAGGCGGCAAACGCCCCGGTCATCAGCTCCCTGGTGGACCAGATCAAGAAGCACTGGTCCCTGGCCAAGGAAGCCAAACTGCCCATCGAGCGCGAGATGCTGCGGGCGGTGCGGGCCAAGCGCGGTGAGTACGACCCGGAGAAGCTGGCCGTCATCAAGGAGCAGGGCTCCGACATCTACATGCGGGTGTTCGCCACCAAGGCGCGGCAGATGAAGGCCCTCATGACCGACGTGCTGATCGCCGCTGGCTCGGAGAAACCGTGGTCTCTGGCGCCCACCCCACTGGCAGACTTGCCGCCAGAGACCGTGGACGAGATCATGCAGGTGGCCTACCAGCAGACCTTGCAGGCTGAGCAGAGCGGATTGCCCCTGAGTGTGGAGGACGTGCGCCAGATGCTGGCCGACAGCAAGGCCAGTGCCGAGAAACGCATACGCGAGGAGGCCCAGAAGGAAGCCGAGCGGGCCGAGAAGGCGGTGGAGGACGTGCTGGTCGAAGGCGGCTGGCTGGAGGCACTCGACGGGTTCATTGATGACTTGTCTACTTTCAAGACGGCGATCATGAAGGGACCGGTGGTGCGCATGATGCCGCGCATGACATGGGGCACGGGGCCTGCCGGGGCTGTGCCGATCACCACGCTGGAGCCGAAACTGATGTTTGAGCGGGTGGACCCGTTCATGGTGTACCCGGTTCCTTGGGCACGCAACGCGCACGATGCCCCCCTGATCGAGCGACACAAACTCAGCCGCAGCGCCCTGTCGGCCCTGATCGGTGTCGAGGGGTATAGCGAAGACGCCATCCGGGCGGTTCTGGACGCCCACGGGACGGGCGGCTTGGGTGAGTGGCTGCAAGTGGACTCCGACCGCGCCGCTGCCGAGGGGCAGGGCAACGTGACACTGAACCAGCGCTCAGACCTGATCGACGCGCTCCAGTATTGGGGCAGCGTGAGCGGCAAGATGCTGCGTGAGTGGGGCATGACCGCCGAGGAAGTGCAAGACGAGGCCAAGGAGTACGAGGTCGAGGCATGGCTGATCGGCAGCTGGGTCATCAAGGCCGTCATCAACCCGGACCCCATGTTCCGCCGCCCCTACTACACCGACGGGTTCAGCCGGGTGCCGGGGTCGTTCTGGCACAACAGCATGTTCGACGCCATCAGTGACACCTGCGACATCTGCAACGCCGCTGGCCGGGCACTGTCCAACAACATGGGCATCAGCTCCGGGCCGCAGGTGGTGATCAACGTGGACCGCCTGCCCCACGGCGAGGAGGTTACCAACCTGTACCCGTGGAAACTCCACCAAGTCACCAGTGACCCCATGGGGTCAAGCGCGGCTCCGATCAGCTTCTTCCAGCCCCAGAGCAACGCCGCCGAGCTGATGAACATTTTCGAGCGGTTCAGCAACCTGGCCGACGAGTACAGCGGCATCCCGCGCTACATGGCGGGCATGGGCGGCGGCGAGGGCGGGGCAGGGCGCACCGCCTCTGGCATGAGCATGATGATCAGCAACGCTGGGAAAATGACCAAGCAGACCTTGGCCAGCCTGGACCTCAACGTCATCGCGCCCAGCGTGGAGCGCACGTTCCAGTGGCTGATGCAGTACAAGCCGGAACTGAACCTGCGCGGCGACTTGCAAGTGCAGGCACGCGGAGCCACCAGCATGATGGCCAAGGAAGCGGCCCAGGTGCGACTCAATGAATTTATTGCAGCTACTGGCAACCCCATCGACATGCAAATTGTTGGCATGGACGGACGCGCCGAGCTGCTGCGCCACGCGGCCAAGCGCCTGGATATTAACCCTGACAAGGTGGTCCCCAGCGCCAGCGCACTCAAACTGCGCGAGATGGCTGCGCAGCAGCAACAGCAAGCCGCCCAGATGATGGCCATGCAGGGTCAGTCGGCCAAGCAGGCAGGCAGTGGGCAGGAATTGATGGACCAAAGTCCGGTCGTTGACAATTTTTCACCTACTGCGCAAGGAGCGTAAACATGGCTACCAAACCCAACCCGTTCGCCAAACCCGCCAAGGGCAAGGCCCCCAAGGATGAGAAAAAAGGCAGTGCCCCCGCCAAAAAGGGGTTCGTGCCGTTTACCAAAAAATAAGCTGTGGATAACATGTTAATAACCTGTTTGTAACTTGTGAATAAGTGTGATACAGTGTTAACCAGAGAGCAGGAAAGTGAGCTGTTTCAGTACCTTGTACGCCAACCTCGGTTCGCGCAGTGGGTGGAGCAGCAGCTCGATGTTCAGCTCAGAGTGTTGATGGTCAACCCCGACACCACGCAGCTGCACCGCGCCCAGGGCGCGAGTTCAGTGTACAGCGCGATGCAGGACAAGTTGGCCGCAGCCAAAGCTGAATTGCTCAAGACTTGATTTCCGCTGGCAGGTGTAAACCTGTTAGCTTGTGTGCAACCTGAGAAGCGGCACTGCCGTACAGGAGATGATGATGGCGACGTTACCCAAGAGTATTCAGGCCCAAGTTGAGGCCGCTGATGCGATGCTGGCAAGTGTTAACGCACCCCCGGCACCCCCGGCACAGGCCCAACCCGTGGAAGTAGCTGAAGTAGCTGCGCCAGAACCCGAAACCCATGTTGAGCAGGCCGCGCCCGTGCCAGCACCTGTGCCCGAGGAAACTTGGGAACACAAGTTCAAGACCCTGCAAGGGCTGTTCAACAAAGAAGTTCCCCAGCTGCAACGCCAAGTGAAAGAACTTAGCGGGCGCTACCAAGAGGCGGTAAGCCAACTGGAAAAAGCAGCCAAGCCGGTGGAACCCCCAGTGAAGTCCGCACCGGACCCACGGGATGTAGAGAATTTTGGCGAGGACATGGTGGCCATGGTGAGTCGAGTGACCAAGCTGGAACTCGGCGCACTGGCACAGAAATTTGACAGTCTGATTGCTACCTTTGACAAACGCTTGGCTTCGGTCGAGACCAACCTCAAGGGTACATCGGAGACAGTGGCGTACACCGCAGAGCAGACGTTCCTGAACAATCTGACTCGCAGCGTGCCCAACTGGGAACAAATCAATGGCGACCCGGCATTCCATGCCTGGTTGTCGGAGGAAGACCCGGTTCTGGGATCACGCAGGCAGACCGCACTGACAGCCGCCGAGCAAAGCCTCAACGCCGAGCGAGTGGCTGCAATTTTCAAAGCCTTCGGCGCAACGCGCCCAGTGGCACCAAAGTCCAACCCGATAAGCAAACAAGTTAGCCCGAGCGCTGTGGCATCTGCCCAACCCGTGGCCCAGGAAAAGCAAATCTTGACGCAACAGCAAATTGTGGAGTTCTACAACTCTGTGCGTCGAGGTGAATACCGGGGTCGTGAGGCGGAAAGAGTCCAGGCGGAGGCCGAAGTCAACCTGGCTATTGCCGAAGGTCGTGTCCGCTGACACCCCGGCAGCAGCCCCTTAGGAGATTTATATCATGGCTGCAATTTTCCCCGTCGCTTCGCCGTTCAACACGAGCCCCTCGTACAGCGGCACCTTCATCCCGTCGGTTTGGTCCGCCAAACTGAACGCCAAGTTCTACGCCGCCAGCGTTTACGCTGACATCGCCAACACCGATTGGCAAGGCGAAGTCTCCGGCATGGGTGACAAGGTCATCATCAACACTGCGCCCACCATCTCGGTGGCGGACTACACCGTTGGCGCTGGGCTGACCTATGGTGCGCCCACGCCTTCCACGTTGGAGCTGTTGATCGACAAGGGCAAGTATTTTGCCTTCCAGGTCAACGACGTGCTGGAGTACCAGTCCAAGCCCAACCTGATCGACATGTTCTCGACGGACGCTGCTGAGCAGATGACGATTGCGATTGACTCTAATGTCATTTACAACACCTTCAGCACTGCCGCCGCCGCCAACAAGGGCGCTACCGCTGGTGTCAAGTCGGCGTCTTACGACCTCGGCACTGACGCTGCTCCCATTGCGCTGACCAAGGACAACGTGGTGCAGAAGGTGTTGGAACTGGCCTCGGTGCTGGACGAGCAGAACGTGCCCTCGGAAGGCCGCTACTTGGTGATCGACCCCGCAACCCGTGCGCTGCTGTTCCAGTCTGAGCTGGCCAAAGCCTACTCTACTGGTGACTCTCAGAGCCCGGTTCGCAACGGTAAGATCGGTGCTATCGACCGCTTCACGGTCTATGTGTCCAACCAGCTGCCCCGCGGCGCTGCGGGCACTGCCACCGACTGGACTTCCGGTGACGGCACCGAGACCAGCATCGCCAGCACTGGCACTGTGCTGAAACGCAAAGCCATCATCGCGGGCCACAAGTCTGCCTTGACCTTCGCCAGCCAGATCACCAAGATGGAGACTGTGCGCAACCCCACCGACTTCGGTGACTACATCCGGTCGCTGAATGTGTACGGCTTCAAAACCGTGGCACCTGCCGCACTGGCTCTTTTGACCGCTGCTGGTTGATGTTAACGAGTTAGCCTGATAGAATAAGCCCACTTTAGCCGGTGGGCTTATTTTTGGGGGTCGTGATGAAACCTGTTAGTGAGTTTATGTCCAGGCTGCGCCCTAGCTTACCGGGCTGCCCCGAGCCGCTATTGGAGCAGGCTGTTGTAGACGCGGCCATCGTGTTCTGCGAGGACTCGTTGGCGATGCAGGAGACGCTGGACAGCTTTCCTACCGTCTCTGGCGTAGCGGAATACGCGCTCGACACCCCAGCTTACTGCTCAGTTGAGCGCATTTTGACCGTACACCTCAACAGCTCACGAGTCAATTTGTTCCCGGCAGATGCCGCCCCCCACCCTGGCGCAGACGCACCCTCTGGCGCGTACACCAAGCGTGTTGACGGCGAGCTGCTGCTGGTACTTGTGCCCACCCCGAGCAAGGCAGAAACCGTTTATGTCAAGGCCGTGCTGCGCCCTATCCGGGGTGCCAAGTTCTTGCTGGACGACCTGTTTGAGTTGTGGATGGAGCCCATTGTGCTGGGTGCTTACGCCTCACTGGCAGCTATTCCAGGTCAACCGTTCACAGAACCCCTTGGTGCCAGCCGGGCATCCGCCCGCTTCATGTCCCTCTCGCGCCAAGCGCGTGTCCGCAGCTCCTATGGGGCTGTGCGTGCAACCCAGCGCATAGCGCCTCACCCCTTTGCATAAGGAGCCACTATGTCCATCTCAGCCAACTCCATCATCCGGCGGGCCACCGACTTGCTACAGGACCAGACCTCGGTGCGCTGGCCCGCCAACGAGCTGGTTCGTTGGCTCAACGATGCGCAGCGCGCCATCGTCAAAGAGCGCCCTGATGCCATGAATACCACGACGACGTTCCGGTGTTCGCAGGGGTCGCGTCAGTCTTTGTCGAGCGCAACGGCCAACGCTGGCACCTCAGCCCTGTCCCCGGCCCCGTCCAAGCTGATCGAGA